GCGAGGACATTATCAGGATGGCGCGGGAGGCGGGATTCCCGGACTACGCGATGGGATTGGCAAGCGAAGATGCTTGGCAGAAAACTGAACGCTTCGCCGCCCTCGTCGCAGAGGCCGAGCGGGAGGCAATTTGCCCGATTGTTTACGGGCTTTGCGTGTCGGACAACAACGCGCAGGAAATCGTTAACGCAATCCGTGCGAGGGGGAGCAATGGAAAAACCGCCTGACTTTGACGCCTTCTTCCGCCTGCTGCGCGACGCGATCATCGCGGCGATCGGCATCCTGCTGTTCTGCGCGCTTCTTGTGGAGGTGATGACATGAGCGACCCCATTAACCCGGCCCACTACAAGGCCGGCGAGATCGAGTGCATCGACGCCATCGAGGCGCAGCTCTCGCCGGCGGAGTTTCGCGGATACCTGCGCGGCCAGGTGGCCAAGTACAACTGGCGGCTCGGGCTGAAGGATTCCGTGGAGCAGGACGCCAAGAAGATGCTCTGGTACGCCTCGATGCTGGCCGGCGTGGACCCGAGAAAGCGCTAGACCGCCTCTCCCCGGAACCACGCCTCCCCTCCATCGACCACCACGATCTCGGGCGGCAGGAGCCGACCCTCGCGGAACGTGAGCACCGCGAAGCCCGACGCCCAGTTGAGCGGGCCCGCCTCGACGTAGGTGAACTGCGGGCCGCCGACGTCGGCCATCGTGCCGGTGTCTACGCCGTATCTACGGCCGCGGTAGTCGGCCCACGGGGTCACCTTCAACTGGTGGAGATGGCCGTGGACGTAACTCACGCCCGCCTTGAGGGTCGAATTGATGGCGGCGTGGATGCCGCCCACGACCGGGCGGTGACGGATGCAGGTCCACCCGTCGGTGCGAGCGTTGAGGTGCAGCGCCCAGCCGGCGCGCCACTTGGGCAGGAAGTCGAGCAGCGTCGAGCCCGGCATCCCCTCGACCTCGGAGACGCGGCCGGAGAGGTAGTTCTCGAAGCGGGCGTCGTGGTTGCCGATGGTGCGCACGAGCTTGGCCTTACCCGCCGCTCGAGCGATCTCGGCGCAGCGGTCTTGCACGGCGTGGATCTCGTCTCGGAGCTGCGGCTGCTGCTCCCACATGATCCGCGGGTGGCGCGAGATGCGCGCGCCGTCGAGGATGTCGCCGTTGAGCACGATCATGGCGGGCTTGAGCGCCTTGGCGAGACGGCAGAATGCCTCGTGGGCGACGGTGACGATGCCGGGCCAGTAGTGGCAATCGGAGGCCACCAGCACCACGCCGTCGGTGATGGTGTCGTGCATCTCGCCCTCGTACTTCTCGGCGCGCTCGGCGGCGAGGGCGTTGGCGCGGCGTCCGGCGAGGCTCTGCTCTCCCGTGCCGCGGATCGGGTTGATTGCCTCGAGCGCCATGCCATACTTCGCCTCCATCGACCGGCGGCGGCTATAGACGCTGCGCAGTCCGATGTTGAGCGCCTTGGAGACGAGCGTGGCCTTCTTGAGCCTCCGCCAGGCGGCGATGAACTCCTGATCCGATGCGGTCAGCGGCACGGCTTGGCTCCAGAGTCGAAGGTCGTCAGGGACTGATGGAGCAGGCTCGCCAGGTTATCCACGAACACCTCGTCGTGTGACAGGGGATGGTTCATCTCGTCGAGCAGCGCGTGCGCCCACTCGTGGCAGAAGGTCTGCTGCAGCTCGGTGTCGCCCTGGTCGCCGCGCAGGTCGATGCGGTGGCACGCGGGGTCATACATCCCGACGGTGTTCATCGAGTGTGGCCACCGGGTGCGCGGCATGATGCGCACGGTGAGCTGATGACCGTGCAACTGGAACCGACGCGGGATCTGCAGCCGCTCGTGGCGGCTGGTGCGGTCAGTCTTGCGACGAGAGGAGGCCTGCTGCTGGGGCATAGGTTGCGATCCCTCGGGTGCCGGGCGACAACAATGCACGCCTGGCGAGCGGCGCTTGTATACCACGCATCAGGTACTGTTGGATAGCCGGGCTCTGGTAGAGCCGCGCCGCTCCGCGTGGGGCCATAAGGCCGAGAGCGCCAAGGGCAAGCGCCGTCTGCGCCTGATCGCTCGGCGTCTCGCCGGAGACTACGCCATAGCCGACGCCGGCAGCCGCCGGCGCCAAGGCCTGCCCATACGCTTGAATCATCCCGCGCGGGGCGGTGCCGGACTGCGGCATCGTTTCGGCCATCGTCCGCATGTCGCGCGCAAGGCGCGCCATGTCTGCGTCGCCGCGGCCGTAGAGCGCCGCGCCGCGCTGCCGCGCGGTGCCGGTGGAGGAGGCGAGCGCTGCCGGCGAGATGTTGCCGGTCGCGTTGGCCGCCACCGCCGGCTCCAGGAGCTTGAGGTTGCGGTACTGCTTGCGCGCCTGCTTGATGGCGGCGGCGGCGTCCGGGCCGGCGCTGCGCTCGAGGGCGGAGTCGATGGTCTCGCGGAGCTGCCGCGACACGCCGGCGAGCGCCGGGTTGCGGCCCATGTCGGCGGCGATGGTGCGGATGCGCTGGTAGGCCTCGCCCGAGATGCGGTCCTGGTCGTCCACTTTGCTCAAGATGTTGTTGAGCTGGTTGCGCAGCGGGGCGAGCTGCGCGGGCTCAAGCGTCATGCTCGCGGCCTCCTCGAGCGCGGCGAGCTCGGAGACCATGCGGTCATCGACCTTGATGCGGTTGTTCTTGGCGATGCCGTCCATGACGGCGCCGATACGATCGTCGGCGCGCGCCAACACCTCGGGCAGCGCCGCGTCGCCCTGCTCGCCGATGAGCCGCAAGGCGGCCGTGTTGAAGGCGCTCTGGGTCTTCTCTGCGCCCTTCTTCATCACGCTGGCCGAGATGGGATTGTCGGTCAAGAAGCGCCGAACGGCGCGCAGGTTCTCGGAGCCGGTGCGCTCGGCGATGTCCGCCGGTATTCCCGCCTGCTCAAGCCGCTGCACGGCACGCTCCACCTGCGGCGTGGCGGCGCTGGTCACGGGCTGCGCGATGCGCGAGATGCCGCGCCCGACGGCCTGTCCAACGGTGCCGCCCAGGGTGCCGATGGCGGCGGTGGTGGCGCGGCTTTCCTCCTCAGAGAGCGGCTGCGTGGCGCCGAGCAGTCCGCCGCCTGTGGCAGCGGCTCGGAAGGTCGTCGGAGCGGTAAGCGCGCGCGCGCCTGTGCCGACCATGCCGGGCACACGCGCGAGCGCCGCGCCTGGCACCAGAAGCGAGCCGATGGAGCCGGCGATGTAGCCGGCGCGGCCCGCTCCGCTCTCCATGAACGGTGCGTTCTCGGCGCGCCGACGCTCTTCCTCTTGGCGCAGCCGCTGCACGGTCGAGGGCTCCACGAGCCCGACGGCACTTCCGGCCTCTGCGCCGACCTGCTGCAAGCCGTAGCCGATGTCCTTGACGGACTGGAGCGCCCCGCGGCCAAAGGCTTCAAGGCCGCCCATCTCGGGGGCGGCTTGTTCGCCGCGCGCGCGGGCTCGCGCCCGCTCCAGGATTCTCTGCTGCTCTTCGTTCATCACTTGGCTCCTGCGCGCTTGAATGCGGCGCGCTCAGATGGAAGCATCATCAGCCAGTCGGAGGCCGAGATGCCTTCGGGCTTCTCGTCGCTCAAGGTGGGCAGGTCGGCGGCGAGCCGCACCTGATCCTCGAGAGCGCGCATGATCTCGATGTTCCGCTCCTTGCTCATCCCAAGGGACGGCAGGGTGAGGCCGTACTGCGCCTGCTCGCGGTCAGACAGCGCGCCCTCGCCGGGGATGCGCAGCGCCGCGCGCAGGCCGCTCGAGAGCTGTTCCTTGAAGGTCTCGAACTGGCGCGCATCCTGCGAGTCGAAGATCCGCCCAACCGCGCCGGTGATGCCGAGCGGGCCGCCCGTTGCCACCCGGTCGAGCTGCTTCTGCAAGAGCTCGCTTGCGGCCTCGATGCGGCGCACGGATCGCTCCTTGTTTTCGGTGGTGGTGCGCTGGGTCGCCGGTACGGAGCTGATGACGTTCACCTTGCCCGACTTGGGGTCGAACTGCGCCACGGTGCCCTCGGGCAGCCCGGCTGCGCGCAGCTCGTCGGCCGTGAGCAGGTTGCCGAGCCGCCCGGTGCCCGGCGCTGGAGCCGCCCCTGGCGCACCCGGCCGCGGCACCATTCCACCGCCAATCGCCTCCCGCGGCGCAGCGCCGCCCGCGACCGCGCGCGGCACCGGCAGCACGCTCAGCTTGCCGCTGGCGTCGCGCTGGATGATGGTCCCCGGAGGGGCGCCGAGCTGGCGCACCTCGGCGGGCGAGAGGGTGGTCGTGCCAGCCTGCTGCGGCGGCGCCGTGAACCCACCCGTGAGCGGGTTGTACACCGACCCGCCCACCGTGCGCCCGAGGGTGCCCTCGGTGGCGAGCTTGGCGAGGTCCGGCGCCATCTGGCCGAGGTCGCGCCCCGCCTGGGAGCCGTAGAGCGCCGCCAAGGCGCCGCGCGGGTCTTGGCGGTACCGTGAAGACAGCTCGCCACCCTCGCCGCCAGGGAGGCTCTCAAGCCGCCCGGCGGAGCCGCCGAAGAGGCGCCCGACCACCTGCGGCATCAGCGCCTCGGCGGCGGCCTGACGGCGGGCGAGCCCGGCCGCCTCACGCTCGGCGGCGCGGCTCTCGCGCGTCAGCCGCAGGGCTTCGCTGCCCGCCTCGGGCGAGTTCATGCCGCGGGCGATGACGCCCAGCACGGAGAGGCTCGCCGCGCGGCGCTCCTCGGGGCTCATGCTCTCGTAGTCCTCCCCGAGCAGGCCGCCGACGTAGCGGCTCCAGAGTCCGGGCTTCTTGGGTTTCTCTGCCATGTCGTATTCCTCAGTCGAACAGCAGGCCGCGGGTCTTGCGGCCGCCGTAGTTGCTGTAAAGCTTGCGGTAGATGCTGAGCGGATCTGCGCCGGTGGGCTGGCCGACCTGAGCCGAGAGCGTGCTCGAGAGGTCCATTTCCTCTTCTTTCGGCGCCATCAAGCCCATCAGCCCCTGCTGCGGTTTGCTTTTCTTGTTCTTGTCGTCGAGCTCCTGCTCCTCATCGTTCAATCCGTAGCCCTGCGACCGGGCGAGGCCGGTGACGAGTTTCCCGAGAAAGTTGAACATTTACGCCCTCCCGCGGCGCTTGCCGCCGACCTTCTTGTCGAGTTCCTTGACGGCCTCGGTGAGCAGTCCAACCACCTGCGGCAGGTCGTACTGGCGCATGTTGTCCGACTCGCGCCGGGAGACGGCCTTGGGCATTGCGCGCTCGACGGACTGGGCCGACATGCCCATGTCCTCCTCGCCGCCCCTGTCCTCGCCTTCCTTTTCGCCGTAGCCGTTCTCCCACTCGAACTCGATGCCCTTGAGGCGGCGCACCTTGTCGAGCGGGTTCTTGATGCCGCGCACGTCGCGCTTCATGTCCTCGTCGGAGCCGAAGAACGGGGCGACCGCGCCGGCAACCTGACCGGCCATGTTCCAGTAGGACGGGCGGCTCGTCACGGTCCCGGTCTGGGTCACGTTGTACGGCGACGCCGAAACCGCGCCCTGCCGGATGGCGAGCTGCTGCAGCGGGTACTGCTGCCGCCGCTGCCACTCCTCCTGCTGCCGGTTGAGCATCTCTTGGAAGAGGTTCTGCTGCTGCGCACCGAGGCCCATGAGCGCCTGCCCGGCGCCGTACCGGTTCTGCAGCGCCGTCTGGCCGAGGTCGGCGAGCTGCCGCCCGGCGCCGAGCTGGAACTGCGCGCCCTGCATCCCGGCGGCCTGGTTCGCGCGCGCGGCGTCCATCGCCGCCTGCACGT